ACCGACCCCATTGATGTACCCATGTACATAACAAAGATGTTGCCAGTGCCGCTTGATGGGGCAGTAGAGAAGGTTAGGGTAGTACCATCCGGCACAGTGTAAGAGTCTGTCGGTTCTTGTACCACACCATCTACAGACACAATAATGTCCTCTGCCCGAACTGTTCTGTTCAGGGTGAATGTGGTTGCTGAACCAGTGCCGTTAAACTCCTGCTTGGCAGGGCGGCTCTGGAAAGCTGCTACAGGTGCTGCGCCTTGATACGCCATACCCTACTCCTTATGTAATATCTAGGTGGCTAAGTACAACGTCAACAGACGATGCAGTGTCAGACTCTACAGTGATTGTATCACCCGGTTCAAGTACCACCTTCTGGTCACCGCCTACAACTACAAGTGAACCACCCACTGGAATAGGTGCTGCTTTTACAAGGTGAACATCATCCACTGCACCGCTAGTACGTCCAGCACCATTTAGCTTTACGTCTACAGTAACTTGGCTAGTCACGATGTTAGCAATACTCAAACCAATAATAGTAGTTTCAGTAGATGAAGGACAAGTGTAGATAGTGGCAGCAGATGTACCAATAGCTGTATCTGTCTCACTTAAAAATGCGTTTGCCATTATTTACTCCAATTAATTATACAGTAATTATATCATACTTTTATACGTATGTCAACTACCCTAATGCAATTGCCATTGCAATACCACCATCACCACCTGCTGGTAGGTTTGTTAGCTGTGAGCCATCTACTGCAGGTAGTCTAGCTGACCCATCTAGTACAACGGTATTACCCGCTGATGTACCTGTATTGGTAATTGCTGCTGTACCCAGACCTAGTGTGGTACGTTGTGCTGTTGCATCCGCATCATCTAGCAGTGCTTTACCTGCTGCTGTCAGGTCGTAAACCGCAGCCGTACCAGAACCAGTAAACTGGATACCTTTATCTGCTGCAGAAGTTAAACCTGCGATTGCAGCTAATTCTGCATCATATGCCTGTACGTCACTGCCAATAGCAAGACCCAATGTAGTGCGCTGGGCAGAAGCATCTGCATCATCAAGCAGTGCCTTACCAGCAGCGGTTAAATCGTAAGTTGCTGCAGTACCACTACCTGTAAATTGAATACCCTTGTCAGCAGCAGATGACAGACCAGCCAGTGCCTGAAGTTCAGCATCTAAACGAGCATTGGCAACTGTACCAGTAAGCTGTGATGCATCAATAGTTTTGTTAGTAAGTGTTTGTGTGCCTGTTAGCGTAGCCACAGTGCTATCAATGTTTAGAGTAGCAGAGCCAGAAGTAGCACCACCAGAAAGGCCAGTACCTGCAACCACGGCTGTAATATCACCAGCACCTAAACCTGAAACAGAAGAATCTACATACGCTTTAATAGATTGCTGGGTTGCTAACTGCGTAGCACTATCTGAAGCCATGTTATCTTCGTCCAGCACAGCAGTACCGCTTACTGCAGTATTTAGTACAGGAGAAGTTAATGTCTTATTAGTTAAAGTTTGTGAGCCTGTCAGTGTAGCAACGGTACTGTCAATACCAAGAGTTACTGTTGTACCTGTTGCGCTTGAATCAAGACCTGTGCCACCAGCAATAGTAAGTGTCTCGCTATCAAGGTCAATATCAATTGTACCACTGTCAGATGTAACATCAAGGTCTTGGGCAGTAACTTGGCTATCTACGTATGCTTTGATTGATTGCTGAGTAGCTAGCTGAGTGGCACTATCCGATGCCATATTGTCTTCGTCAAGAATAGCTGTACCACTAACACCTGTATTTAACACAGGACTTGTTAGTGTTTTATTAGTAAGAGTTTGCGTACCTGCTAGTGTAGCAACAGTGCTGTCAATATCAACAGTCAGGGTTTGACCTGCACCTGTTGTATCAATACCTGTGCCACCTGCAATGGTAAATGTCTGGCTGTCAAGGTCTACAGATAAAGCACCACCACTGTCACCTTGGAAGTCTAGGTCTTCGCCAGTTAACTGTGTATCTACATACGCCTTGATAGACTGCTGAGTAGCCAAGGCAGTAGCACTGTCAGAGGCCATGTTGTCTTCATCAAGGATGTCAGTAACAGTTGTAGTTGGCATAGCCAGCCCATCAACAGTGGCTGTGCCATCCAAGTACAAGTCTTTAAACTGTAGGCTACTTGTACCTAAGTCTACATCATTAGTTGTTACAGGAACAATAACACCATCCTGAACACGGAACTGTTCAGTGGAAGTACCCGACACATCAATAAAGAAACCTACACGTTCATTGCTATCATCTACAACGACTTTATTCTTAGGGGTAGCAACACCGGGGTCACCAATTAAACCAATAACAGGACCTTCACCAGTAGTGCCATCATGCTTGTGACCTGTGGTGTTACTAAATCCATTAACTAGCTGGTTAAATTCATCATTACTATCGGCAGCATTGATAATGTCACCGTCAGTAAATGTAGACTGTCTGGTATAACCTGCCATTAGCGTCTTGCTCCTACATCAAATTCTAGCTGAAATCCCTTCAGCGAATACGGGGCTGATACACCCCTGTCATTAACTCTTAGTGCTACTGCAAACCCTGAACCCTCAATAGGCTGTCTAATCAACGGGTTTGACTGTCCACCGTATGTTGCTGTGCCATATACTGATGTACCATAAATCGCAACCACGGTAGCTGTATCAAACGGGTATGCGGCTGGTCTAGGCACTTGAGGTGACTCATAGTCATATCTTACAAACAAGTCAGCGTTCACTGCAGCTTCAGGCGCATAGTTAATAATTACACGTTGAAATGCCTTGCGAATACCTGCATCACCCATAGACAAATCAGGTGAACGATACTTACCTGTTATTGTGTTACCGTCAAAGTCATTACCCTGTTCCTGACGATATACATAACCATCATACTCACCGTGTAGTACTATAGTCTCACCCTGTACTGTAATAAAGTCTGTACAGCTTGGACGAATACCACGAAGGTCAGCAAATTCATACGCCTGTTTTCTAACTGCTGTAACACCCGTTGTGTTACCTCTTGTTATGTTTGCGTTAGAAAAGAATATACGATACTGTGTTTTATCTGGTATAACTACACTATCAAATTCATCAACGTCTGTTAGACCCTCAAAGCGAGGCTGGACTTGTCGGCTAATTGTACCAAGTTCAACGTCACCAATCTTCTCTGTACCAGCAACAGTACGCAGTCCATCTGGACCAAGGAAGATAAGGTCACCGCCAACTTCCTGAATGGTAAAACCATTTACACAACCTATCTCACGGGTAACAGGTAGTAACTGAAAATCAGCAATAGAGTTACCTACAAGTTTAAAGATACGTTCTTCACAAAATATAAACAGTTGGTCACGAAAGGGAAACAGCCCTGTAATCTTACTGTCTACATTTATTGTACCTGCACCATTTGCAGTATTAAAATCATCATCAGTAAATGGTGCTGTAAATGTTATTGACTGTGGTGTACTGGACATACCAGAAAAAAACAGTGAGTCTTTAAATCCTACAACATACTGCGGGTCAGAAGGTGCGCCTGTTGCATTGAGGTCTGTAACAGTAGTGCCATCATACTTGGTCGCATTATTTGCGCCATCGGCCCATACGATAAAATCCGTCCCAGCGAGATTGTAACGGAAGTGTGTATACTTACCAGCGTTACTTCTGCCAGTGTCAATCTGTGTCCAACTACCTGTTGTTCCAGCTTCATGTATCTTACCACCACGTGCCGCAATAACTTTATTATTAAAGTGTGCAGACATTAATACTTTTTCAGATGAAGATACATCTTGTGGTACAATATTACTGTTCCACTTTGTGTACCCTGAAATGCGTCTGTATCCACCTTTAATGTCTGGCTCAAAGTTTTGCAACTCAAGTGCCATACCCGGTTGCATCTCAAAGGTAGAAAGGTCTAATACCAATCCCCCAGAACAGGCAAAGACAAATGGGCTTAATCCTGATTCGTCTGCCATGTATCACCTAAAACATTGCTGTGTTAATGCCGTACCTTTGTGAGTGCGGTATATAAGTTGACCTTACGTAGTCTGTTCTATTCAGCAAGATTGACTGCATATGTTTGATACCCTCTTCAAATCGTGCAAAGTTGATACCGTATTGTTGTGCCTCACCACGATACTGATATGCATATGCGGTAGAACCATCTGCAATTACTTGACGATATTGTTCTGGTATTGTAGGCACATCAGTAGCAGCAGACAAAGCAGTAGGCTTGTCAAAATATTCAAACTTTAATTCATATGCTTGGTCAGGGTAAGGATATAAACCATAATTATTGTCGGGTGTACGGAACACATAGATAGGTACACCACCTACGCCTGTTGTACTTTCTTGGTCTACAAATCTGTCAATGTATTCTTTATAATCAAGTACACGTAATGTTGTGCCAGCTACACCAAGATTATTATCTTTTGATATTCTAAATGTTTCATAGTCAACATGCGTAGCTGTAGCAGGAATAGAATAGCGTGTTTGATTTGCCACAAGTGTTACTGTGCTAGTCGCATGTGAAAAAGGCCAACCATACTCACGTTGGTTGACATAATTAATAGCATCGTTTACTGCATTTTTGCATTGTACTTGAAACCCACGTGCGCCAGTAGCAAAATTAGAGGCAGTCAATTCTACCTCATTCATTCTTGCTAGCACTTCATTTGTCAAGTCTAAGTAATCGTATGCCATACGTAATTCCTAAATAAGTAAGTAGGGGCAACCGAAGCTGCCCCCACCTGTGATTACTTATGCAAGTGTGTCACGGTCTACTTCATTAGCAGCCGTATCGCCTTGGTCGCTGATGTCCATCATTACAGCGTAAGCACGTAGCTTACCTGCTGTAAAGGATGCACCACTACCAGCCAACACAAAGTCAATTGTATCGCCTGATGTAGATAGTGCTAGTCCATCAATTGCAACTTGCGGAGCATAATCGCCATCTGATGCACCGTCAATGTCAAGTGCTACTGCAAACTCATCAACATCACCACCAGTGAAGCCAAGAGCAGCAGTTGCATCCGTACCAGTGTTCATAGTTGCAGATTCTACAACTTGAAAGCCAGCACCCATAATTAAAGTGTTAGCAGGTACAGTAATTGCCTGAATAGTATCACCGGGGGCAATGCTATTTGTAGTCAGGTCAATTGTGACATCTACGTAGTATGGGTTACGCCCACGCTGCGAGTTACCTGATGCAGGGTGAAGTACTGCAGTAATGTTAGCCATTTTTCAATACTCCCCTTATACCAAGTTAATTTTAGCATTAACAAGAGCCTCTGGACGTAGAATCTTACGACCATAGAGGTGCATACCACGAACAATGTCAGCAAAGCTGTCAGGGTCACGATATGTTTCTGTCTTGTTAATCTGTTCTGCAGTGGCTACTGCTGATGAATGTCCAGCAACAATCATGCCATAATTGGAAGCGTTTGTACCACCAACGGTATCTGCGCCTGTGCCAATTGAAGGCAAGTTGTTTGAAACATACACTTGGAAGCCGTGCAGGTTATTGATGACTAGACCGTTTTGCAGACCTGAACCACCAAAGTCTGAGTTCAGAAGCTTTGAATCTTCGTCCTTCAGTACTTCCATGAATACTGGGTCAACAACAAGCCAACGGCCTTGTGTGTCTACGTTTTGCTGGTCCAGCTTACGAGACATACGTGCAATCACCATAGTTGGGTTGGCATTGCCTGAACCCGGTACAGATGAAGCACCCGGCAAGCGAGGCTGGATACCAATTGATGAACCTGCAGAGCCGCCAAAGTCGTCAGCTTCCAGTTTCATTGTTGCTAAGAGTTCGTCTGAACCTGCAGTTGAAACAGCTTTTGAACCGTTAACAGTTGTGTTAACAGTATCGGCTGCGCCATGAATTGCAGACTGCTTAAAACCAGTTAGGTAGCCAAGAACGTCTTGGTCAAACTGGTCAGCCAAACGATACGCAGCACGGTCACTTGCCAATTGCTGGAAGTTTACGTGGCTGTGTGCCTCTTCAATGTCGTCAACCTTAAATGCAAAGTAGTTAGCTTTGTCAATTGTCAGGTTGAAATCTTCGTCATCAAGGTCTTGCGGTGTGATAGTTGTACCACGTGCATAGTTCTTGACTGTAATTTCGGGTTCTTTGATAATCTTAACGGAATCACCCATCGCAGCAATCTCACCAAAGTAATCACTGTTTGTGATTGCTTCAGCTACGGCAGACTTGCGGAAGGCAAGCTGCACCTGTTTGCTGTAAATTACAGGTGAAAAATTACCGTTAGGAAGATTACCATACCCGGCTGCTGATGCAAATGCCATTGTATGTTCTCCTAAAGTTAAGCATTTTTCGTACAGATGCAAACTGGCAGACTAATCAGAGGCTAATTCATTAGGGTGTGTATCCAAGTAAGGTGGCCGCCCTACTATTCAACAGGCCAAACTCGTCAGGTAATCCGTAAGTTATGCTTGTTTGCTGGTTAGTGTGGACACATTGCGCTACGTATCCACACTTGGTTACATATAGTTATACTCAAATATAACTATTTGTCAACACTTTTTTTATCTGGCTGAACCAGAAATATCATAGATAAACTTTCCTGTGCGGATAGCTTCCATAATCTCATCAGACTTCTTCTCATATTCTTGAGGAGACATCTTCTGAACTTGTGACTCTTTTAAATAAGTGGAACTTTCGTCTGCTTGAGGTGTGCTTCTGCCACCTTTAGTGGACACCGCTTCAGCAGCACCTTTAGTTTTCTTAGACTTTTTCTCACTTGTAATTCCTTTATCTGCTTTATACAGGTCAATTGCCCGTGCCGCAGAACGAGCATCATTATCATTTTCATATAATGCGTCTTGCACCCACTTAGGTTGTTCATCTGCCCATTCGTGAAAATCATCACTATCACGAATTTCATCAAAGTCTGGATGAATTTGCATCAAAGCAGCTTCAGCTTTATCTTTACTAGCAGTAGATTGCATCTCATCAATTGCTTTCATTCTTTCTTCAAGAGCAGATGATTGTTCTGCTGCTTTCTTCATAGCAATTGTTTCAACGATAGCAGCTACATCAGGATAATCAGCAGCCCACTGTTCAATGTCTTCATCAGACTTAGGTAGTTTCATTTCCTTTTTAGTGGCTTGCTCTAGCTGGCTTTTCATAGCAGCTAGTTCCGCTTTAAATTCTTCTTGCTGTTTTTGTTGGTGTCTACGCAGGTCTGAGTACCTTTTCTTAAAGGTCTTTTCTTCTGCATTAGTAGATTCAGCTTCTTGCTCTTCTTGAACCTGTTCTTCTGCCTCACCTTTTTGCTCTTTGATGAGTTGTTCTAATTCTTCCTCTTCACGCTTGATACGTTCCTCTTGCGTGTAAGGTTTATTTGCAAATGCAACCTTTTTTGGTGATTGCATTTCTTCTGCCATAATAGCTGTTTCAGCCATCGTTTTCTCCTTATGGGGCTAACCGTAGCCAGTGTCGGGGGGTTAGGTAGCCATTGCGTTATCTAGGATATTATCGTGTCCCTAGCCCACGTTTTCTAGGTTTAACGGTTGTCTTTAATGCACTTAGATTTGCAACATTTGAAATCTCAGGGCCAAGCACCTTACCTAAAACTCTAAGTTCTTGTGTGCCAACCATGCTGCCAATAACATCTTTTTCATCATTGGACAAAGCATCGTAGCGGTCTACCATCTCTTGCTTTAGTTCTTCTACTGTTTCAGCCATTATTTTATTTTCCCTACAATGTAACAGATAGGTTCAAGTATAGCACGTTCAATAGCACCTAAGAAATGTCTCTTGCCACGCTGCTGCATCCAGATGTCTGCTGTACGTCTACGTGCAATACCCTCAAGAGTTTTTCTCACAGCTATATTATACCATTTATTACCTTTGTACGCAAACTTAATTAGGGGTTTAAATATCCTGTGATACCCTTTTTGATAGGCAGGGTGCATATCTCTACTGTGCTTCAACCAAATTGTTTGACGAAATGAGCCAAAGCCATACGCATTATTCATTGCAGTACATACAATCTTGCTACTGCTACCGTCATCATCATCAGGAGTGCTAGTTACAACTGAACCAGAAGAACTGCGAACAGCTTTACCACTGCTACTTGTTACAGCACTAGACTTTGAATTGCCTGTCTGCTCACGTGCCTCTCTATCGGCATCTGTTTTGTTTGCTGCGGCTTCTCTTGCGGCTGACCTACTATATCCACGATTAGAGTAGTTACTAAAGTTTCTGTCAAAGTCTTTGCCATAGTCATCAAAAGCTGTACCACCCTCTTGTTCAGCAGCTTCTTCATCAGCACGTTCTGCAGC